TTCATAGACGTTCTTGATTTCAGATTCATTTAAATCTGTTCGATTATCTATTTCGATGCTTAGTGCTTCGGTAGTAATCGAAGAACCATATTTGACGATAAATTTAGTAACTTCTTCAAATACAATCCTTTCGGTCTTTTCTTCAAAATAATCTGGTTGAATGAAAGGTATGACTTTCCTTGAATAATCTTCATTGTAAATTAGATTCCTAAGAATTGTTGCCTCAGTGCGTTCCATAAGAGAATTTTTGTTTTGCGTATTCGTCAATTTGTTTCATTACTTCTTCAGTGAAATACTTCTCAGGATTCTTTAGAATTTCCTTTTCATAGATTTTCTTACCATCAACTTCATAACGATTTGCTGTATAGGTCCATGCTCCAGACTCAGCAGCAAGTTGTGGAAGACCATAATATCGGTCTAGACCTCTTTCATCATAAAATAGGCGAGTCTCAACATCTTGATTTTCTTTACTAAATCTAGACTTATAGGTTTTTGCCTTAATAATTGCACCAATAATATCCGTACCGTCTTTCTCTTTAGATTTTGAAAGATATACAATTGTGGATGCAGCATAGCGAAGTCCGCTTCCACCAGAAATTTCTTTTGGTGAATACATGCTCATTGAATCATATACGTGATTAGTCACTATCATTGGAATATTTGCTTGCCCAAGTTTAAGTGTGAGCATTCGGAATGCCCCTTTAATGACCTGTGCCTTTGTCATATCTCGCGTATCCTTTTCAGCAAGAGTATCCGAAATTTCTTTAGTGGTTGAGAGCATTCCAAGTGAATCTAGAACAAACATACAAGGTTTTCGGTCGGACTCATCCTTTTTTAAATAAATATCAACTGCTTTAAGTGCTTTAGTCCTGAATTCTTCCACTGTAACAACATTTAATACGACTACTCGACTTAAATCAATACCTCGACTTAGAAGTAAAGATTTAGTGATTGCAGACTCAGTATCAAAGTATAAACAATATCCTTCTGGATTAGTTTCAAGAAAATTTTTGACAACTGCTAATGCGTAGTACGTTTTCCCACATCCTGATTCTCCAACAATAGCAGTAATCTTATTTCCAGATACACCACCAAATATGCTACCTGAAACCAGTGCATTAAAAATATAACTACCTGTGTCAACATAGGTCTCTTCATCTTTAATTTCAGATGCAATTTGTGCATATTCGTTCCCAATATCTCGTATAATCTCTGATAAAAATGTCATCAATGTTCTCCTTTAGTTAAAAAATGATTCTAATGATACTGTATGTTCGGTCTTCCACCCAATAATCTCAACCAGACTTTTAAGGGGTTCCAAGAACGTCTTTTCAAATTGTACATCATAGTCAATGTACTTGTCAAGATTCAGTTCCCGTGGAAATTTTTGAATAAATGAAATCACATTTTCTCCAATTGTGTTTGGAGTTTTTAGATAAATGTATTTAATTTTTTCACCACTATTAATTAGTGAATATTTACTGGTCAGATTTTTCTCTTGAATATAATAATTGTACAATAACGCACCTCTTACGTGCATTGGAGTACCTTTCACATAAATTGAAGATTCAGATTGAAACTTTTCAAGATTGGATATTCCTTTAGGTGATGCAATCTCCTCGGCGGATAAAGTTTTAAATTCATTTCGAATTTTATTCACATAATCAATCATGTCTTCTTGTTCACCATTCATGAGAATCTCAATACCACCTTTGATTGCTTTTCTGCAATACGCTGGAGTCGATGTTTTGACTGCCTCAATCCCAGAGATTTTAATCTTAGGTTCAGAATAACGAACACCCTCGTTATCCCAAACGTTAAGAATGTAATTCTTCTTTTTTCTCCAGAAAGCAGAAGAACACACTTTCTCTCTCTTCATGTGAAGACAATTCTCATAGGCATTTGTGACGTTACATAGTTTATTAAAGGACTTATCAATAAACTCTTGCATTACAGTATCACAAACTTTGATGAGGAAGTTAATGATTTCATCTTCCGATGGAGTCTTATCTTTAAATACCTTTTGAACAATTGGTTCAAAATACAAAAAGGCACTATCTGTATCCATGGCAAGAATCATATCATCATTATCAGTGCCAGCAATCTTATTTAAATAAGAATTTAAATCTCGTTCAATCCATTTAATGACAGTTTGACCAGAATAAGTAATTGCTTCTGCATTTCGAATATCATAAAACCTAAAATACTCATTACCCAAAGAACCAAAAGCAGAGTTTAGTGTAATCTTGAGTGCTTGCTGATAGTTCTTATAAGTTGAAATTTGGTTTTCCAATTCCTGGGATGGATTCTGCTCATATAAAGATTGAGCATGAAGCATTTTTTTCTTATAAACACTTCTCTCATTGAACATCTTCTCCATAATTTTAGGGAGAAATCCTTGTTTCTTCTTATTATACATCGACCCATTTGAGCAGATTGTATAATCAGAATGTTCAGGTTTAATTTGAAATTTATTGCTTACAATAGCATCAGTAGAAACATCATGGTTTTTCTCCGAGATTAATGTTTCTGGACTGATATTGTATGTGCGAATCAAAGAAGGATATAGAGACGCAAGGTCAAAACTGCAAACGTATTTAAACTTACCAATCTGAGGTTCTTTAACGTGGGCACCCTTAAACTTTTCAGTTTTTACACTTGAACCCTTTTTGGATGGAATTACAATTTTATCTCGAATTAGATAGTTGTAAATAATACCATCCCACATTCGACCTTGAGAATACACATCGGACAATTTAACCTTTGCTTGATATGCAAGAGTAAATGCTAACTGAATTAGACTGAGTTTTTTTTCAAGTCGTGTAATTAGATTACAGTCTTGGACGTTATATTCTACAAAAAGATTGAAGTTTTTGGTATAGAAATCTTTAAAGGTTTCATATTCCTCATGTTCTAACTTTTTCTCATTTAGAACCTCTTGAGAAACCGTATCTAGACGATTATTCTCGGTATTAATGAATGCAAACTTTTTAAAAAGATTTAAGTAATCGAGAATTGTTGTACCATAAATTTCATACTCATACTCAGTTCTATTGTCAACGACATATTCCCGACAGGTAATTTTTTTCCAAATAGAGAGTCTTTTAGACTCACTTTCACCCAAATTCTTTTCAATACGATTAATGATGTATGGAATGTCGAATCCCATGATATTCCATCCAGTGATTAAATCTGGATAAGATGATTCCCAAAATTTTAAAAATTGACGGAGGAGTACACTTTCATTTTCACATTCATAATAAATGTGATTGTCAATTCTTTTAGCAAAGGGTCTACTACCCCAAGTATATGTGATATTTTTATTACAATCTTGAATTGTGATTAGGAGAATTTCTTCATTTGCCGCCTGAGCATCAATGATACCTTGCTCAGCAGTGGTCTCAATATCAAGAACATACAACTTAATTTGATTTATATCAAAGTCAATAGTATCACCTGGAAACTCCTCTGATATAAACTGATAAACTGGATTTTCTTGTCCATAATACTCAAACCCTTCAACATCATTATACCTCTCCATGAACTTTCTTGTCTCTGAAATAGTCCCAGGTTGAATTGGAGAGACATAAGAACCATTTAGGGTTACATATTCAGTCTTTACTTTGGAAGGAATGTAAAGGGTCGGACGATAATTTACTTTGTACTTAGTTTCTACACCATCCTCATATCCTCTATAATAAATGTTACCACCAATCAAATTCAAGTTAGTATAAAATCTCATTCTGCAGTTAGTTCAAGATATTTTTCAATGATTTCTGATTTAGGGTCAACCATAGTAAGAATGCTATCTGAATGAATCATCATTTCGCGTTGGTCAGTCACCTCAGGCCACTCTGTAAGATTCCCTTCGACATCAATCCGATAAGGATTGATGAGTTTACAATCTGGTTCTCCGAGTTCAGAACCAACCTCAATGATTTCTGAAACAATTACATTATCAACCTTCAACAAGAGGCACTTGATTGTTTTGTTTTCCATTTACTTTTTCCTCATAAAGTTCTTTAATATTTTGAATTGGTTCCACAATTGTCACAATCCAATCTGGTGGAACAGGAATTTGGGCGTCACTACTCAATGGAATCCAAGGGGATAGGACTACCTCTAGGTCACCCTTTGATGGCACATTTTCTTCGGTGAGAAGAAGAGTTTTCCTGAGTTCTACTACGTGTGGATTCTCAAACAAATATCCACATACTTTTTCTTCAGAAATTAGTTCTTTTGCATCCGAAATAATTGTCTCACCCGATTTCAATAATGCTATTTTAATAGACATGTTTCTCGTTTCACTCCATCCAGTATACCATGAAAAAAGGGAGGTGTCAACCTGATTTTGACCAGGAACCTCCCCGCAGCGCCGACGATAGTTGGGTTAATACTATTTAGATATAGTCTTTTCTCTTATGATGTTCTGGAACAATTCTACCCAATGTAATTGTCAAAAGTCCATCTTCAAATTCAACGGAACGAACTTCAGTTTCATCACTAAGAGTCCAAACTCTCGTGAAACTTCTCTGTGCGAGTCCTTTGTGTAAATAATCAGAATTGGTCTCTTTATCCTCTTTTTGACCTTCTACAAATAGTTTACCATCTTGAGTGTAAACTAAGACTTCTTTCCGTTTGAATCCTGCCAATGCAATTTCAAGTCTAGACTCTACATTACTTACTTTGACTAGATTAT